GCGGGCGGCACCAGCAGGTTGCGGGGTGTCACGCGGATCGCCCGGTCCTCGATGCCCTTCTGCGTGCGCAGCACCAGCCGCGCGGCCGAGAGCGTCGCGTCCGAGATCGCCGCGCGTGTGCCCGCCTTCTTGCCGTGGTCGGCGTGGAACAGCGTCTTGTTGTCCGAGAGCTTCGGCCCGTTGCCGGCGTTGGCTTCGAGCAGGTCCACCAGGATGCGCGCCTCGGTCTCGGCCGCAGCCTGGCCCATGCGGCGGGCGAGGTCGGAGAAGGCGCCGAGGTCGTCGTTGACCAGCACCTGCCGGGTGATGCCGATCTTCCGCGCCCAGGTCTCGACCTTGTAGGCCTCGCACGCCTCGGCCATGGTCCCGGCCTTGATCTCGCCGTGCTCGTTCAGCATTTCCAGCAGCGGCGCCTCGGCCAGCACGATCTTGTTCACCGCGCGGAAGTCCCGCGCCGTGGTCTGGCGGCCGAGGCGGCGGATGCCCGAGGGCGCGGCCTGGTAGGCATCGCGCAGCACGCGGCCCACCGTGTCCCCGAGGATCACGGGGAAGTCGGAGGTGGTGTGCAGCGCGCGGGTCACGAGGCTCGCGGCGAAGGCGCAAATTACGCAGTTGCGCAACGAGCCATTTGGCAATTCAACGCAAGATGCCTTGGTGGCAGCTTTGGCACCGGGAGTGGTGGAGAAAACCCTGCGAAGGTGGCGGCCTAGCCGCTACGTCTGCCACGACCGGAACCGAGGGCGGCGCAAGCCGCCCCCGGTGGTTTCGTCAGAGGCCCGGCAGGCGGGGCTCTTTCGGCAGGTTGTGCTTCAACCTGATCCGACAGGCTTTAAGGCCGTACTGCCAGGCAAAGATCCGCCTTCCGTCACGGAGGCGGATCGAGGCGCGGTAGATGTACCGCTCTTCGTGTTTGTCCATTTGGATACTCCATCTGGACACGAAACCGCCCTCTCAGATCGCTTTTGCAGAGCTTCCGTCTGAGAGGGCGGGCCTTCTGAGCGCCGATCACCGACCGATACCCGAGGTTCTAAGAGGGTGGACGTTGGGCTTGCCGTCCTTCGCATGTTCTTTGAGCCGGTAGACCGTGCCGTCGTAGACGACGACCCCCTCATTCTTGAGCCGGGACAGCAGGCTAGAGACGGTCCCGCGCTCAATCGAAGTTCCGGCTTGCGCCGCGAGTTCGACTGCCGAGGCTGCGTTCAAGCCCGCTGCGCCGACTTGGTCGAGCAGTGCAAGAACGGTTTGCTTGACGTTCGATCTTGGAGCACGTTGCTTCACCTTCGGCTCACCGGATGCTTCTCGCATCATGTCGAGAAGCATTGCTTCGTTCGCCTTGAGCTTCTCGATTTCCCGGCGAACCAGCTCCAGTCTTTCCTCCAGCATTTTCATTTGGTTGCTCATCCGCGCCACATCCGGTTCCTCCGTGAAGTGGTGGCCCGACCGGGACTTGAACCCGGACACCCTGCGAAGGTCACGGCACCCAAAGCCGCTGCGTCTGCCATTCCGCCATCGGGCCTTCTGCTGCATCTCGCGGCAAACCTGCCGCGCGGTCACAACATACCGGACGCAGCGGCGATGCGTCAAGTGAGACCTTGCGGATTATTGCGTGTCCAGAAATTGACGCGTTATCAACGTTGTAATTGCGACTTTGCGACGCGGCGATCTCGGCATCCACCTGTTCGGCGTCGTAGCCGCGCTCCGAGATCGCCTGGGACCGGCTCTTGAGCCCCGCGCCGATCGCCATGATCTCGGCCTGCACGTCCTTCATCGGATCGACGTAGTCGAACTTGGGCGGCAGCCATTCACAGCCGAGGTAGGCGTCGGGGTTCCGGTCGAAGTCGCGCGCGGGCAGATCGCCGGTCAGCACCGCGAGGCGCACGAACCGCTCCCAGACCGGGCGGCAGAACAGGTGGACGACCACGTTGTGCTGCAGCTGCTCGACCCGGCGGCGGAACTCGATCAGCCCCGCCCGGATCGAGGAATAGGTGACGCCCTCCAGGTCGCCCGAGACCAGCTCGTAGGGCAGGCCGAGCCCCGCCGCGACGGCGCGCAGGTGGTTCTTCACGAAGGGCGCATAGGCATCGTGCTCGGTCGGGTTCGAGAACCGGATGTCGGTGCCCGGCGGCAGCGGGATCAGGCTGCCGGGCTCCATCCCCACGGTCAGCGCGCCGCCGGTGTTCGTGCCCGAGAGCCCGCCCGCCGTGCCGTCGGGGTCGGTGATGAAGCCGGTGAACAGCGCCGCGACCTTGGCCTTCACCAGCGCCGCATCCTCGAACTGGTCGAGCTCGTGCAGCCGCAAGAGCACCGGCGCGAGCCAGGTGATCCCGCGCAGCTGGCCTGCGGCGAGCGGCTTGAACAGGTGAAGGCAATCGGTCGCGGGGAGGCGCAGCGGTTCCAGACGCAGGGACGTCAGCGGATCGCCGGGCCGGTCGCGCATCACTCAATAGGCGGTGCGCTGCCCAGCGCCGTTGAACTCGATCCCCGCGCGGATCCGCGCCCCGCCGCCGATCTCGCGGTGCAGGTCCATCGGAACCTGCTCGCGATCCAGAAGCTCGAGGTGGAGGGGGATGCTGACGGCGTCGCTGGCGACACGCAGCCGGGCGAAGCTCTCGCCGCTCTCGACCATCGCGCGCACGGCCATGGCCTGCAGCCCGTAGAAATCCGCCAGCCCGTCCGGGGCGGCGTGATCCGTCCAGCGCAACCACAGCACCTGCAGCCGTTCGCGCACCGCCCGGTCGGGATGTGTGGATTGCGGCTTGATCCCGGCGCCGACGACATTGCCGACCAGGCTGTCCACCGCCGCCGCGACCCACGGGTTGTTGCGCGCATACCACCCGGCCCGCCGCGCCGCCGTGGAAGCACCCGCCAGGATCGCCGCGTTCAGCCCCTTGACCGTGCGCGCCCCCTCCCAACGCCGCCCGCCGCCCGCAGCGTCGAAGCCGCGAGCGCGCGCGAGGCCGAGAAGGCGATGGAGGAAGGTCCGCATGCCGCCGATTCTCGCGCGGCGGCAATCGGATGCCTATTCCGAGAGTTTGAGAATGTTTCGTAGCCGTCGCAGCCGCTGGTACCGTCGGAGGGATATCCCTCCGCGATCAGACGCTCGCACCGAGTCGGTCCATCTCGTAGGCGAACTCGGACCTGATCTCGTCCGCCTCGTCATCCGGAAGCCAGCGCGTCATGTTCGGTACGACTGTCTGCCACATCCGCACATCCTTGTCGGAGAGCGGCATGCTCTCGGAATTCCGCAGGGTCTCAAGGAGCCGGCCAAGCCGACCGCGGATCGCTTGCGGGTCGGGTGCCGATGTGCGGGCCGGCGGGGCCATGCCGCCATCTCCGAAAAGGCTGCCCTGTGCATCGAGCGTCATGCGGTGTCGTCCTTCATGTGGCGGGGATCCCGAGGGCATCCCGATTCAAGGTCGCGCCAAGCGCCTCACCAAGAATAGTATCTGCCTGCGCAGCGAGATCAATATGCTCGGCTATTCGGGCACAAACATCGCGGAACGCGTCGAACAAGGCCAGGTCGACGGGCTGGTTGGCGCGGCCCTCCAACCACCGCTGCAGAACGGGATAGCCGCTGACCTCGAAGGACCAGAGGGCGGCTGGAAGCCCGTCGACCTGACCTGATCCGTCGGCGCAAAGTGTCAGCCGGTCGCCTTCCGGATCAGACGGTTCGAGACCTGCCCCCGGCGTCGGCGCTGTGGAAAGACGAACGAAGCTCGGATCCGCGAGGCGACCCGGAGGATGGGCAGGATCGAAGGTCTGGATCGCCCGAATTCTGGCGCCGAGCTGGGCCGCCCTCACGAACACTGCGTGGTCGGCCGGGAAGGGAACGTGAGGGAAGACGTCCTCCAGATCTTCCGCGAAGCGCAAGGTGTAGCTTTGCGCGGAGAGCAGGCAGAGGATTGCGTCGAACACCTCATCTGCCGTGACTGCCACGCCGTAGGCACCTGCGAGGCCCGCGAGCAGCGCGCGCGAGAGGTTGGGGCCCGCCGAGGCGGGGCGGCGGTCGTGCAGGGGAAAGGCATAACCGCCATAGCTGCCGCGGAAGGCATGATAGTCGGGCAGCAGACCGTGGCACCAGACGGCAGGGCCTGCGCCGGTTCCGCCGGGCATCGCGTAGAGACAGACGTTCTGCGCGCCCCAAGCTCTTTGCAGATCTGGGCGCAAGAAGTCCCCGTACTGGCGGTGGAGGTAGAGGAATCGCTTGTCGAGAGGGCGATACATGACCTCACGTATGTAGTCATCGCTGAACGCGACACCCTGAGCGGCAACAGCATTCCTGTCTCTGGTATCGTGAAAGACTCGTCGTGCAGGCTCGAGGGGCATTCCGAGGAAGTCTTGGATGCGCTGCCGCAGCCGGGCTCGGACAGTGTCGTAAACGAACTGGTCTCGCTTCGTCTGCATACCGCTTCCTGAGAATTCGAAGCACTCCCTCAGGCTCGGCCATTCGCCGTTTCCGAACGGTCTCGGCCGGAAATCGTCGAGCGGCTCCCGGACAACCGGAATTGCGTTGGTGAGCGCTCCCGCATCGGCACCGCCCGCAAGCCAATCGAGCTTCGCCCTGCGAGAGAAGTGCCCCTCCGCCCAAGAATCGAGATAGTGGATTTCCGCCGGCTGACCGGCGCGCGATCCGTCTGCGATGGCAATGGTGATGGCCGTTCCGACCTGGATGTCGAAGACCCCCATATCGCGGTCGATACCCGCCCGTGGGCCTCGCCGCAGGTCGCCACGCAGGTCGATGATCTCGATCCGGTCGAAGCGGTTGCGCATCATCTGCCGCAGCCCGGCATAAGGCCATCCGGTGAGGAACTTCCGGTTGGTGATATAGGCGACGACGCCGCGCTGCGGGGCGCCCTCGGCCTCGAAGATCTTCCATATGGCCCAGCGCCAGAAGGCCACGGACAGTTCGGGAAAGGTGTTGAGCTGGTTGCCCTGTCCGGCATCGCGAACGGGTCGTTTCAGGTCATCCCATAGCGCGTTCATCCACTGGCCGACAAGCGTCCGGTCCTCGCCCTCCTCCAACCGCCGGTAGGGAGGGTTGCCGATAATTGCGAGAATCGGCTGCTGCGCCTTGATGCGGTCGGCCGCGCGCCTTTCTTCCGTGATGCCGGCCGATACGAAGCCCAGCCGACCGAGCGGCGCCGCAGCTCCTGGCTCTGCCAGCGTATCGGCAAGGTAAACTCCCAATCGCGGCAGCGCTGGCCGAGGACCTGCACCAATCGGATCGCGGAGGGTGTGGTGCAGGCGGTAGTGCGCCACCGCATAGGGTCCGACGAGCAGTTCAAGCCCGAACATCCGACCCGCAAGATCGCGCAGTTCGAGATCGGCTCGACCGCGCCCGCCAGCCGCCGCCGCCTCATCGCGGACACGCTCGGCCACACCAAGGAGAAACGTGCCCGTACCCGTGGCGGGGTCGAGGATCGTCAGGTTAGGGTCGCGCAGCCCATTCAGACCGAGATTGGCCCGCGCCACCCGGTTCAGCGCCCCGGCCATGAAGCGCACGACCTCGACAGGTGTGAAGTAGACGCCATGGCGTTCGCGCGCTGCAGGATCGAAGACCGACAGGAAGTCTTCGTAGAAGTACAAGATCGGGTCGGGCCGACCGGGATGGATCGCAAGGATGGCCGGGGCGAAGCTGTTCACGGTGTCGAGCAACACAGTGAAGCCGATCCCAACGACATCGAGGATTTCCGCCTGGGTCAGCACTCGTAGCGCCGTGCGCATCAACGGATGCTCGGTCGGCATGTGCTGATAAGCGGTTGCATCGACGGGGCGTCCGCTTCCCTCGCGGACAAGCAGCAACCCGAAGGCCAAGGTCTGAGCGAAGGCCGAGGAAAACAGCGTGTCGAAATCCTGTGCCGGGTAGCCGCCGGCCTCGGGATGGGCATAGAGGACGGTCTGGAACTCGGCATGCACGTCGAGAAGCGGGTCGACGGTCACATTGGCGGCTCGTAGTTCGGCGAGGCGATCCTGAATGATCCCGCGTACCAATCGGGATGAATGCGCGAGCAGCTGAGCAAGATGCTCGGCATCCCGCGCGACCGGCTCTTGACCTGCGCCGGAGGCGAGACGCTCGACAAGCGCAAGTAGCGGGGCGGGATCATGTCCGCGTATCAGCCGGGCCGCACGAAAGTCGTCGCATGCCGGATCGATGGTCTGCTCCGGGACGATCCGCGCCGTGGCCAGTTCGTCGGCGCGCTCGAATAGAAAGACATCGATGAAATTCGATGTGCCCCAACACTGCAACTCTCTCAGGCGGTCGGCCTGACGCCTGTCATGGGGAACACGCCAGCGAGCAGGGTTCGCGGGCTTGTCTGGAGCCTTCAATTCAATGAATGCCCTCGCCGGGGCACCAGCTCGAACGAGCGCAATATCTGGCCGCCCTACTCCTGGATTGACGAATTCCGGGACCACGGTGAGCCCCGCGCCCACCGGCATGTCGGCAAGGATGCTCTCGAGCAATTCTTGGAATGCGGGTGCAAGAGCGGGCTCCTGCACTGCGGCATGCGCGCGGCGCAGATCACGAATGCGCTGTGCGTAGCGCAGAAGGTGGTCAACTATTGGCATGTCAGCGGGAGTATACTTCTGCTCGTGGACACTCATGTTGGTGCAGCGGGCCAATGCCCCTCAAGATGAAGTGCTACCTGAGGAATTCAGCCACGTCGAGCGAATGATGGCCGCTTTGATGGCTTGGGCCGGGCCTTCCCGCTTCGCCACAGCCCCCCCCTCCACCTCCTCGTTCAGCCTGAGCCCCATGCTGATGAGCCCGTGCAGGGCGGCGTGGGCGTAGACGAAGGTGTCGAGGGCCTCGTTGCGCTCGCCGTCGCGCCTGGGTTGCCAGGAGCGGATGGGCCGGCCGCGCTCGAAGCGGGTGACGACGCGCTCGGCGGTCAGCTGGCGGAAGTAGTCGGCGTCGAGGCGGCGAGGGAAGTGGATCGCGCCGGGGCCGGGCTCGGTGAGGCGCAGGCGGGCGTAGACGGCGTCCTTCACCGCATCGACACCGACGACGAACAGCGGGATCTTGCCCTTGTTGGTGCGCGTCGGGCGGCGCGGCCAGACCGGGAGGCCCGGTCCGCCGCGGCCCTTGATCGCCCAGATGCGCCGGGCGAGGCGGGTGCGGCAGAACTCGTAGGCCATCTTGGTGTGGTGGCCGCCGGTGTCGATGGCGGCGGCGCGCACTGGCAGGTCGAGCCCGGCGGGGTGCGGGAAGGTCCCCTGCAGCACCATGTCGAGATCGGCCCAGAGGCGCGGTCCGGACGGGTCGCCCCAGAGCACGCGGTAGTCGATCACCCACGCCTCCTCGTCCCGGCCCCAGCCGAGGATCTGCACCTCGATCCGGTCGCCCTGCACATCGACGCCCGCGGTCAGCACGGCGACGGCGGCGGGCAGCGCCTCGCCCCAATCCTCGCGCCGAGCCATGAGCGGGTCGGCCGGGACGGTGTCGCCCGCCTGGTCCTCCCAGGACTCGCCCAGCTTGGTATTGACCCAGACCTGCAGGCGGGGCGGGTCCTTGCGAACCCGTCCATGCTCGGCGGCGATCTCGGCCCAAGTCTCCCACGGGGAATAGAGCGCGGAGAGGTGGAAGCCCGCGGTGCGGCCGTCGCCTTGGGCCGTCGCGCGCCACTCGCCCGCGGCAAGCAGGCGCGGCTTGTCGTGCTCATGATGGATGCCGCCGCAGGCCTCGCAGACCAGATACGCCTGGTCGCGCCGCCCCTCGGGCCAGCGGATGCGCGCCCAGGTGATCGGCGCCATGTCGCCGCAATGCAGGCAGGGGACGTGGAAATACCGCTGATCGCTGTCGAGGAACGCAGCTTCGATGCGGGAGTGGCCCTTCAGCGTGGGCGTGGACACCATGTAGATCTTGCGCCGCCCGCGGAAGGTGGCGGTGCGCTGGATCGCCAGATCGACCGGATCACCCTCGCCATCGGCGTCGCCGGGATAGCCGTCCACCTCGTCGAGGAACAGGTAGCGCACGGGCGTGGACCGCAGCCCCACCGCGCTGTTCGCCCCTGTCATCACCAACTGACCGCCGGGAAAGGATTTGCGGAACAGGCTGTTGCCCGCGTCGCGGGAGCGGGGTGCGGAGACGAGGTCTCGCAGCGCGGGCGTCGCCTCGATCAGCGGATCGATGCGGACGGTGGTGTTGCGCCGCACCATGTCGAGCGAGGGCATGACCAGCATGGCAATGCCGGGGGCGTTCTGGATGATGTAGCCGAGCCAGTTCAGCCCCGCCTCGGAGCCGCCGGTCTGCGCGCCCTTCATCAGCACGACGCGCTCCCAGGGGCTGGAGGTGGAGAGCGCGTCCATGACCGCGCGCAGATAGGGTGTGCGATCCGTGCGCCAGCGGCCGGGCTCGGCCGAGGTGGGCGGCAGGATGCGATGCCGGTCGGCCCAGTCCGACACCGGGATGGGCGGTTCTGGGCGGATGCCGCGCCGCCAGGCGAGATCGATGTCAGGCACCATCACCGAGGCTCCCGAGCGGCAGGTCGGCCAGATGTTCGAGATGCTCGCGCATCATCCGGTCGAGGGCGGCGAAGGTGGCGCGCGGATCGGTGCCGAGCTCGGCCGCCAGCAGCGGCGCGCTGCGCTGGACCCAGGCCATGTGGGCATCGCGTTCGGCACGGGCGCGCGCAAACACCGTGCGCGTGGCGGCGGCGGTCTCGACCAGTTCGCCGCGCTCGCGCTCGTAGGCGAGCTTCGCGCGCTGGACCTTCACGATCTCATGCAGCCGCTTGGCCTCGGCCAGCGTGGTCGGATTGCGGGCTGCGCTGGCGGCACCCCCGCGATTGCGCCGCGCCGGGTCGAGGTTGTTCTCGATCCAGGCGAGGCCCGCCGCCACGTCGATCCGCCCGTCGCTGCGCACCGGCAGCCCCTCGGCCACCAGCTGCGAGATGCGGCCCCTGGTCAGCCCGACGCGGGCGGCGAAGGCGGTCTTGGTCTCATGGCTGTCGAGTTTAGTCATTCCGCCCCCCTGACGCTGGCGGGCTTATGCGCTGCGCGTCCCCGCATACGGATCGGCCCGGGAGGAACCGCCGCTTTCCCGATCCTTCCGGCTTGACACCGCCTCAAGGGGGCGCGCCAGCCGCCTCGGGTGACGCACCGGTGACGCAAGGGTGACGGGATTTGAGGCGTAAGCCGTTGAAAGTGTTGAGATGACGCACTTCCCGCGGCAACCTTTTCATATAGGGGGAAAGCGATGACGGTT